AGAAGCAGCAGAGAAGAAGTATCCAGACCAGCAGCTTAACAGAGCCTTTGTCAGTAAGGCACTTAACCGATTGATTCAAGGCTCTGCAGCAGACCAAGCAAAGAAAGCTATGGTTGATGCGTACCGCGCTGGCTTTGATTTACGTCTTCCAGTTCACGATGAAATTAACTGCATGGTCAATTCTGAGCAAGAAAGTCTTGACTTAAAATTGATCATGGAGAATGCTATACCACTCAAAGTTCCAGTTGTTGCCGATATAGATCTCGGACCAACTTGGTGCTAACACAATATGCAAAAAGATATACTAGAAGAAGCTCTCCAGATAACCAATGGAGACCGACGAGAAGACTACGGCGACTGCAAAGTAGAATTCGACCGTATCGCAAAGATATGGTCTGTACTCTTTGAGACAGAGATCACACCCAATCAAGTGGCACTTGGTATGATTGCTCTTAAGCTAACACGCCAGATGCACTCAAACAAAAGAGATAACTGGGTTGATATCGCTGGCTATGCAAGAGTCGGACATATCGCAACTAACACAATATAACAATGACTGATCCATTATTAGAAGAACCAGAAATCATTCCTATTGGAGAAATCCAAGTGGAACAACCACGAGATGTTCCGCTTAGCGAACTTACCGCTAAAGCAGAGGAACTCGTTCAACTGGACGAGCACGTACTCGACCTAGAGAAAGAACTGTCAGAACTCAAGCAAGTACGCAAGACTGTGGCAGAAGAACACATTCCAATGATTATGGAAACTGCTGGTGTGGATACATTACAACTAAGCGACGGCAAGAAGATTGCCATCAAACAGTTTGTAGACGCCCGTATCCAAAATCCAGACGTAGCATTCAACTGGCTGCGTGACACCAACAATGACTCAATCATCAAGAATGAAATCAGAATCCAACTCGGACGAACAGAGGATAGTAAAGCTCAAGCAATTGTCGAAACGATACAAAGAGAGTTCGGCATCGATGCAGACGTTAAAATTACTGTCCACAATGCAACGCTCAAAGCCTTTTGTCGCGACGCACTGGAAGATCCAGAACTAGCGGCATCTATACCTCGTGAAGCCTTTGGTATATACCAAGGTAAGCGAGCAAAAGTAACAAAGTAACATAAGTAACCAAAAGTAAAACAAGTAACCAAAAGTAATTATGGCATTCGATATCACAACCGTAGCAGGCAAGGGCACAGAGAATCTGGATTCAGGTTCCGCTATGCCTTTTATTCGTATCCTACAGGATATGTCTCCTCAACTGAAGAAACAAAAAGAAGAATACATCGAGGGGGCAGAGTCTGGTGACTTGTTCTTTAATAAGAACAAGACCGTGATACCACAACCTGCTGAAATCATCCCATGCTTTACACAATCCGTGTACACAGAATGGGTTCCACGCAGTAGTGGTGGTGGCTATGTAGCTACGCACCCGCTAAGCATCACGTCCAATCCCAAGTATGAGAAGGGTCGTGAACGTCAGTATGACGAATGGCTTGGTGACAACGAACTGCGTTTCACAACATACTTCTTTGTTCTACTCAACATCAATGGTGAGTGGGAACAAGCTGTTATTCCGTTCACGGTATCACAGCTTCGTGTCGCAAGGAAGTTCACAAACGACATCAACCGATTCAGATATGAAGACGATGCTCTTAAGGGTGTTGTACCTCCTCTCTTTGCTCAAAAATGGGAACTGGGAACAACACTGGAAACAAACAAAAATGGTGATGACTACTATAACTTCAGCATCACTAACAGCACTCCGCTGGACTTGGAGAAAGATGAAGATCTGTTATCCTTGGCTGCTGAAACATACTCTGCAGCTACTGATACTCCTCTGTTACAAACTTCAGAGACTCCTCAGTTGGTTGATTCAGCCATTGCAGCGTCTCCGTTCTAAACTATCTTAAGTTACCACACGTAAGCCTTGGGGGTTTATTCCCCCAAGGTTTTTTTGCCATGATCCCACTTACACATTTAGCTACACAATTTAACGAACTATTCAAAGCCAACCCTAACGTCTTTGGTCAGACAAAACTGACAGGCAAAGTTCGTGACAGGGATGGTAAGCAAGATTCAAAATCTTTTTTAGTAAAGTCCCAATTAACTGTTGATGTGTGGGAGGAGCACATCAAAGGCGAACGCCTGATTGGTTGTACACCAATCCTTGAAGACAACAAAGTTATGTGGGGCGCACTGGACATCGACGTGTACCAAGATTCCAGTACCATTGAAGACTTACGAGCCAGCGTCAACGAGCATAAGTTGCCGTTTATTATATGTCGTTCCAAGTCTGGCGGTGCGCACGTCTACCTGTTCATGTCGGAGCCTGTTCCAGCGAAGGATATGATTGACAAGCTAAAGACGTACAGTGCGTTCTTTGGTCAAGGCGTCTGTGAGATATATCCGAAGCAGCCAAAGATTGGTAACCGCAAAGACGACAGTAAGTACGGCAACTGGATCAATATGCCGTACAGCGGTAACCCCACGTTACAGTATGCCATTGACGAAGAAGGTCAGGCACTAAACCCAGAAGCATTTATTGAGTACGCAACAAAGCGTAGATTATCGTTAGAAGATTTTGGCAACCTTGAAGTTCCCAAGTTGGGAACCGAGGAGTTGCTGCCAGAGGGTCCACCTTGCCTGAATTATATATTCGAAAAGAGAACCAAAGAATCAGAGAACCGAAACGTAACATTGTCCAATGTAGCAGTGTACCTCAAAAAAGCAGAGCCATCGGACTGGAAATCAATGCTTCATAAATTCAATAAGAAGTTTTCAGATCCTTTACCTGACAGAGAAGTAGACGCCATAATCAAGTCCTATGAGAAAAAGGACTACAAGTACCAGTGTGCCCAAGAGCCACTGTGCAGATACTGTGACGCTAAGATGTGCGGACAACGTCGTCACGGAATCGGGCAGGAAGAGTTCCTGCCAAACAACCGTTCGCTTATCCAACTCAAGAGTGATCCACCTCTGTGGTTCCTGACTCTTGACCACGAAGAGATACAGCTAACAACCGCTGAGTTCGACAACTTCAATATGTTTAACCAGCGCGTAATGGAGCGGTTACTGTTCAAGTACCCGCCAATCAAGCAAGAAGACTGGGTGAAGCAGCAGAACCTGCTACTCAAGAACTGTGTGCGCATCGAAGTACCATTTGAGATGACGCCTGTTGGACAGTTTGTTGAATATCTGTCCACGTTCTGTGCCAACGCCAGCGAAGATGTCAGCCACATTAAGAACGGTGCTGTCAAACAAGCTGGTAGTTGGTACGTCTTCCGCATGGTTGACCTAAAAGATTACCTAAACCAGCAGCGGTTCTCGGAACTAGCAGACAATAAACTGCTGTCCGTACTTAAGCGAACACTGAAGGCTGACACCACACGAGTATCACTCGGTGGTTCACAGATCCGTTGTTGGCGAGTACACGGTGACAACCTACACCTCGACCCAACGCAGCCAATGCCAAACCTAGAAACTGATGACAACTACTAATACAACAATTTATGTAGCCAGTGCTGGTACAGGTAAAACAACGACACTGATGGACAGGCTATCTGTCTGTCTGGAGAACACCAAACCGAATAAGATTTGCTTTACCAGTTTTACCAAAGCAGCAGCACAGGAAGCTATCGACCGCGCTCTTGTAAAGAATCCTGACTACGAAGAGAAAGACTTCTCTGCATTCAGTACACTACACGCGCTGTGCTACCGACGTGTACCGCACAAGCAGATGCTGAACAGTCAGGACTACAAATTGCTGGGTCAGTTACTGGGTCTGTCAATCACAGGTTCCGCATCGCTGTACAACAACAACTCTACCAGTAATCTGGGTAAGGGTGACAGGTTATTACAGTACGAGTCACTTATGCGTAACACGCTACAACCAGCAGCCACGGTTCTTGCGGACCAAGTCAATACAAAATTCAAGCCCGAAGAACTGGAAGAGTTCTCAAAATTCTACCGCCAGTTCAGAGCAGAAAAAAACAAGTACGACTTCACCGACCAACTGGAAGCATTCCTTGCTCACAAGGTAAAACTAAATGTTGACTATCTATTCGTTGACGAAGCACAGGACTTGTCACCGCTTCAGTGGAACATTATCAATTATATCTCCAATGAAGTTAAACAGGTATTCATTGCTGGCGACGACAAGCAAAGTATCTTTAAGTTCTCTGGCGGTGACCCTAAGTCACTAATTGAAAAGGAAGGTGACCGCATCATTCTGGACACAACGTACCGCCTGCCCAAGAAAGTACTTGCGTATGCAGAAACCGTAGCCAATCAGATCACAGAGAAACAGGAGTACAGTGTTACACCGTACGAACACAACGACGAAGGCTGTGTACACAATATCCGATCGCTTAACGATCTGGACTTCACCCAAGGAACTTGGTTCCTGCTCTGTCGGAACAAGGTTCTCATGTCCATCTTCGAAGGCTACCTGCTAAAGAAGAAACTGTTGTTTGTATCAGGCGGTGACACATCGTTGTTCAAAGAACGTCAGATCTTTTTCATCAAGATGTGGGAACAACTACGTCTTGGTTACAAGTTCAAGGCATCGCTCATCAAAGAACTGTATCGCGACTACTTACCGACAGGCGTAGCCGTGGGACGTGGAGCCAAGACACTTATCGATACAATGCCAGACAATCATTTGTTTGAGAAAGAAGAACTCATTTCCAACTTCGGTCTGCGTACACTTGCAAAGTGGGATCAAGTGTTTCGTCTGCCAGACGCAACTAAGTCAATCTTACTGCACGCAGAAAAAGAAGGTACGTTTGACAAGGCTGCCAACATTGAAGTAAATACCATTCACGCATCAAAAGGTAGAGAGGCTGACAACGTAGTTGTTATGCCCGATATGACACAGACTACCTACCAACACTACCGTAAAGATCCAGACAACGAACACCGTGTATTCTATGTCGCCTGCACACGCGCCAAGAAAAATCTGTATCTGCACTACCCAGTAACCACACGATTCTATCCGTTACCATGAACTACGTATACAAAACAAAACCACTAAAACACCAGCGCGAAGCAGTTGAGCGATTTGCCAACAAAGCCTACGGTGCGCTGTTCTGCGAGATGGGTACAGGCAAAACCAAGATTGTACTCGACATCGTTCGCAACTCCACAGACTTATTCGAAGCTGTTGTCATCGCTCCCAATGGTCTACACCACAACTGGGAAGTAAACGAAATCCCCAAGCACGTTGGTTCCAGTAGCAACACACCAGTTCTAACGTACTGCTGGAAGGGACCAATCAAATCAAAGAAGGCGCAGCAGGAGTTCAACCGATTCTGCAAAACAACGGACGTCTGCAGAATCTTCCTAATCAATGTAGAGGCTATACGTACCGCTGCTGGCTTTGACACCACTAACAAATTCTTGTCTACCTGCGTCGGTCTTAGGCATATGATTATTGACGAGTCCACCTGTATCAAGAATCCAAAAGCGATACAGACAAAGCGTGTGCTTAAACTGGCTGAACAAGTTGACCGTAAGTGGATACTCAACGGTACACCGATCACACAAAGCCCGCTTGATTTGTTTACGCAGTGCAAGTTCCTTAACAAGAACGCTATTCCATACACTACGTACACTGCGTTCAAACACGCATTTGCCATTGAGACTACAATGACAATGGGCAGCCGTTCGTTCCGTAAGATTATCGGTTACCAGAACCTTGAGAACCTGACCAAGTTACTTGAGCCATTTACTCTGCGTATCGAGAAGAAAGACTGCTTAGACTTACCAGACAAAACATTCACACAGGTAGCCATCGAAATGACTGCGGAACAACGCAAGATCTACAAGTCAATGAAAGACGACTGCCTTGCACTTTTAGAAGGTGGCGAACTAGTCACATCCACTATCGCGCTAACGCGCATCGTCAAGCTACAACAAATCCTAACAGGGTTTATTACAGCTGATGACGGCACAGAACACGCCATTGAAAACAACAGGATAGCTGCTCTTCTGCAAATTGCGGAGACAACACAGCCTCTGGTAGTGTTCTGTGCCTACAAGTTTAATATCCAGCAGATCCGTGAGGCTCTGGAGAAGAAGTTCCCTAGCAAAAAGATCGTGGAGTACACTGGCAATGTCAGTGACAAGGTACGTAACGAAGGAGTTCGTCAGTTCCAAAATGGTCAGGCTGATTTCTTCCTTGCCACCTCTGCTGCTGCGAAGGGTTTGACATTACACCGTGCATCAACAATGGTGTACTACTCCAATAACTACAGCCTTGAAACCAGACTCCAGAGCCAAGACCGCATCCACCGTATCGGTCAGGACAACAAGTGTACATACATTGACCTTGTGGTTCCACAAACTGTAGACGACGCGATTCTTAAACGACTTCAAGAAAAGAAAGAACTGTCCAACATGGTGTTAGACGACTTAATTGAAATCATAAAATGACCAAAATACCATCAACCAACCGCTCAATATTTGACCAGAACCAGCAAAGAATACTGGAACGTGGTCTGCATTCACTATCACTAGCCTGTGACGCACTCACAGAACAAAACAAACAACTCAACAAAGATATACAGGCACTCAAGGCTAAGAATGCACGTCTTGAAGAAAAGCTTTTAACACTATAGTTATGAAACGTAAAAAGGTAGATCTCGTCCGAGAGTACATCAGTAAGTACCCAGAACATGGGAACCGTACAATTGCTCTGTTAATCATCAAAGAAAACCCCAACCTGTACACAACCGTGGAAGCTGCCCGCAATGCAGTACGCTACGCTCGTGGTAACTCTGGGAAGAAGAACCGAATGGACGCTGGTCCCAATACCAAGTATTTCCGTAAGAACGGCAAGGCTGGTGAGTACAAGATCCCAAAGTCTCTTGTTTCCAAGAAACGTGTGGTCAACTTACCAGACGGTAAAACGCTGCTACTTTCGGACATCCATCTACCTTTCCACGATGTTGACGCTCTTGAATGTGCGCTCGACCACTGTAAAGACCCAACCAATATCGTACTAAATGGTGACACAGTTGACTTCTATGCAACCAGTCGCTGGGAGTCAGACCCAAACAGTCGTGACCTAGCAGGCGAGTTACAGGCAAGTCGCCAGTTCCTGATGCACCTACGTGAGCGGTTCCCAGAAGCCAATATCTATTTCAAAGTAGGTAACCACGAAGAACGCTGGGAAAAGTTCCTGTGGCGCAAGGCTCCAGAAGTCTGCGGTGTACCAGACTTTAAGCTTGAGAAACTTCTACGCTTTGAAGACTTGGACATCCAAGAGATCGGCGGTCGTCAACTATGTAAGGCTGGCGGACTCTGGATACTTCACGGACACGAGTTCTTTAATACCTTTGACCCAGTAAACTTTGCACGTACGCTGCAAGTAAAGACTGGAGTCTGTACAATTGCTGGTCACAAGCACAAGACTAGTCAGCACTCAGTCAAGTCTATGGACAACAACACAATCGCCTGCTGGTCAGTCGGTTGCTTGTGTGACCTAGAGCCAGACTATATGCCAGTGAACCAATGGAACTTGGGCTTCGCTGAGATCACCCACAAGGGTAAGAAGTTTGAGGTAAACAATTACCGTATTATTGACGGTGAAGCTTATCGTTAAAAGCAATAAGACACAAAAAGCCCCAGATCGTAAGGTCTGGGGCTTTTTTTATGAAAAAGTACTCATAGGTTTAAGTTAGTAACCAAAAGCAGTCCACATAAAACTGGCTGCAGCATCTACTGTATTTTTTAAAGTAAAACCCGATGTTGAGCTGCTTGACACTATAAAATGTTTCGGGATAGAACTGCTGCCTGTTTGCGTTACGTGCACTGTTTTAATACCTGTCGGGAATGCAGTTGTGAATGAGATATTTTCAGAGGTATCCCCACCTATAGTTCCTGAACCAAATTTTATGATTAACCCACCAGAAAGAGTAGCAGATTCACCACCAGTATAGTTAGGCACAGCCGAATTATCCACGTAATCCTTAACAGCGGCATTTGTTGGAACATTGTCATCATTGTCGTAATTGGCAATTCCCTCAGCTTCTGTTGTAATCGGCAACGCAGAAATACCAACATTATTAACAGCCGTGTATACACCACCACTTGTCACCATACTGGTACTGCCCTCCGTTGGTGTGGTATCGGCATTGTGTACCTTACCGATAGCTGAGTTAATCTCAGTCCCTGTCTGTGATAATGAAAAAGTACTCATAGTTTAACCGCTTGGATTGTTGCATCGTTTATTGTGCAACTTGAACTTCCTGCAAGCTCATCTGCTCTAATTTTAACAGTAAAAGAATTAGTGGAGTTAACCAAAAGAGTATCATTGAAAGTTGATTCTGCAGTGCTGCTAAACCTTTTATAGTGCGCCACAGAATTGTTTAAATAAAATTCAACATTGTAAGCTGCATTGTAGTTTGTGCTCGACAGTGATGCTTTGATGTAAAACCTAACTATCCAAACGCCAGCTCCAGTAATAGTAACAGTTCCAGATGATTCGGAAATACCTGACCCGCTAAGGGTGTATCCACTAACATCGGTGTCAGTATTGACAGTTTGTGTCGATTTCGTGGCGGAAAGTAATGATGGTGTCTTACTATCCACGTAATCCTTTACCGCCGCATTTGTTGGAATATATTGATCGTTGTCGTAATTGGTGATTCCATCAACTTCTGTTATGATCGGCAGTGCAGAAATACCAATGCTGTTAACAGCATCAAATACACCATCACTTGTCACCATATTGGTACTGCCCTGCGTAGGTGTTGTGTCAGCGTTGTGTACCTTACCGATAGCTGAATCAATTTCAGCGGCAGTTTGTGATAAATTATAAGTAGCCATTTGTTAACATTTCCACTTACGTAGTGCCAGTGCTTTTCTTGTAGGACGTCCCTTAGAGTCCTTCATTGGTCCCTTGACCCCGCCCATACGAGCACAGAAAGACTTACGACGCTTAGCAGCCTTGGACCCACGCTTCACTTTACCAGTTACAGGAGCCTTTAGGTTGGCTCCTTCCTTGGCTTTAAAGTATCGACGTCCCGCTGCGGTCAGACCGCCTGTCTTGCTCTTATGTTCTTTTCTCATTTTTTTCTACGAATAGCTTTTACTTTACGTGGTTTACCCGCTGGTTGTCCAATTCTTTTTTTCTCAGAAATCCGTGTGCGTTTTTCACTTTCGGATATTTCGCTTGAGGTCGCAGGTGTCTTTGAACTCACACGCTTCGATGGTCTGCAATATGGCGTTCCGCGCTTTTCGCCCTCTTGTCGTCCGCAGGGCTTCCCTGAGCGAACATCTTTCCAGTCCTCTTTGAACCATCTCCGAAGAGCTGCACCCTTTGCTGTCTTGCGAACCGCCATTTACTTTTTTTTCTTTTTTGATTTGCTACCCCAACTGCTTACGCCAACTTTACGACACTTTGCAATAGCACCAGAAGCATAAGCAGAGGGGAATACCCTATACCTAGCTTTGACTTTTTTATAGCAAGCATCTTTAGGCATTGTTACTTTTGCTTACGGTTATATTTTACTTTCTTACCTTTTTTCTTTGCAGCAGCCTTAGCCATTGCAATTCCTTTAGGTGTGTACGAGTACTCTTTTCCGTTTACTTTAGGCATAATTATTTAACTTGAGATGAACCGAAATAGAAGCCGACGATAGCTAATGCTGTCTGCCGAACTTCTGGTAAAATTACATAGCCAGTGACTGTTTCATAGGTCTAATAAATTTCCTTCTGTAAGAGTATAACCTGTATCAATTCCTTGGGCTGTGTCAAGAGCAGCAATTGCTGCATTTACTTCTGGAATAAGGTTAGCGTAGAAAGGACCACTGTTTGGGCCATAAAAAAGGCTAACCAGCCAAAGTTCTTTGTTTACTGCACAAAAAATTGGATTACCAGAATCTCCAGTTACTATGCTTTCTGGTTTTACAAACCACCTACCCCAAGTTCTTTTCCAAGAAGGATAATTTCCTGTAACTTGATCGTGAGGATAGTCAAACGAGTCATTATTTAGTCCATAAAAAACTGCCCAGATTTTATCGTAAAAATTACGATTTGGTCTAAAAGTTTCGTGAGTAAAAGGGTGTGTTTTATGTTCTTGATCACAAGCTACTAGGGCTATACGTGGTTTTTCAACTCTATCTACTATGTTAGATCGTGAAGAACTACTGCTTGTTTGATCTACATCGTGTAAAACATTCTTGTAGGCAGATGGAAATATCTTACATGGTGTTATTGTACTAGGTAAATCAGAGTCAAGTAAGATTACTCCAATGTCCGTATTTACAGGTCCACTAACTGGATCATTCCAAGTAAGTTGACTACTCTGTTGTACAACAGTTCTCTCAATAACTGTATTATCAGTTGTTACAAAACGAACCTTTGTACCCACGTTTGGAGTATACTCAGAGTGCCAAGCCGAAACAGCGTGTCTTGGAGTAACGGCAGTAGTAAGTCTAAGGTTGTCTGCTGCCTCTTCACTATAAGGTGCTCGGCAAGTAAAAGCCTGTTCATATCCCTTCAGCCAAAAGTCTGTGTTTGTCACATACGAAGGCGTAGTGTGGTCTACAGTTGTAAACAGTTTTCTCTGGTCAAGAGTAGCATTAGCTCCAGCGTCTACATCTTTGGACAACACATCTCTCCAGTTTGCTGATTTAGGAAACTCTCGTAAAAGAGCCCGTGTAGTAGAGTTTTCTACAGACTGGTAAGACTCGGAGACACTGGAAAACCTTGTCTGCATTACTTCTTTCTTTTGTTATGAAAGATCATTCATTTAACTTGAGATGAACCAAAATAGAAGCCAACGATAGCCAATGCTGTCTGCCGAACTTCTGGTAAAATTACATAGCCAGTGATTGTCTCCCACTTGGCTCCTTTAATAAGACCAAACAAAAAGCTTGTGTCCTTTTGTACTGATACTCCTACGTCAGTAAACGCAACAATAAAGGGAGCTGCTATTACTGCGAACATAGTCGCCACAGTAATAAACCGACGAACCCATGGACCACTGGAACCGCCACGCTTAGCAGCAGCATCAGCCGATGCATCAGCCACTTCCTGCTTCTTAATGGTCTGTTCAAACAGTGCTGCTTGGTTCTGCATCTGCGCGGCGATCAGTTTCATTACAAAACCACTCACGCCTCCGCCGAGCATAGCTATAAGTTCTGGGGTCATAATTTTATTCAGTTATCCCTTCTTTGACCTGTAGCTTCCGAACTACATTATTGATTTCTTTGAGATTTGATTCAACGTAGGTAAGGCGTAAATTTTGTTCAGCGTCATCAGGCAATGCACCAAGTTCGCCACGGGGCCACTTGATGCGGAACTCTGAGTTCATCCCGACCTCTATATCCTTGACGTGCTGAGTTTGTTCTAAGTGGGTAATGCGTGAAATTAAATTGACGTAGCCAGTAACGGATACAGCGACAGCAAAAATCAACGCAAGTAGATTGCGTAGAGGTATCGTGATATTAGTGCTGTCATTGAGGTCAACCATTATTTCTTTTCCCGCATCTCTTTAATAATGCGGTATATAGATAAAGACATATACGTTATAGTTGCAACTGCTACGCAAAAACCTAACACATCGTTCACACCCGACAGTCCCAAAGTAGCTAAAAAACCACCTGTTCCTACCACAGACCGCTGGATAACTTCTTCCACTTTAGAAATCTATTTTAGAAGGTGGTGTAAAAGTACCTGCTGATGCAAAGTCACCAACAAGATCAGTATACAAAAACTGCTTTGCAAATGGATATATTTTACGGTTTTGAAAAAACTCTTCAGTTGCTTCACCACCCTTGTGTGCTTTAATATTACTTTGCGAGTAAGGGCTATAGTCACTGTCTAGAAACTCCCACTGAACAGAAAAGGTTTCTCCTGCACCACTAACAACCGCAGAAAATGAATGACCATTTGGACCTGTCCAAGTACCAAAACCTTTTGTGTATTCTCCGTTAGGTGTGTCACCAGCACCATCTGTCTCCGTTACACCTGATACGGTAAAGGATTCAATTAAGTGAGGAGCCGAGGAATAGTGGTTAAAAGGTACTGAATATTCATTATAAGTACCTTGAGCAGTTTCGCGTGAATTGCGAACACTGTTTTCGAGCGTAGTAGCTCTGGATGTTTCATATAAAAAAGCCATAATTGTTGTTGTATTTAATAATTATATTAGAGTCAAGTGTTTATTCCTTTTCTGACAATGAAGTTTCCATTTTCTTAAGCTGTCTCTTTTTATCATCCTCTCGGTGATGTACAAATTCTTGTGCTTTTGCTTTCATTTTTCCCCGAACAACCTTAAGACCAGCCTCACCTACGAGCTTAGCCTCTTCTTTGCCGACTTTTAATGCACCCGATTTCCATGCCCTATATGCAATTTTTGCGGCAGCTGCTCCTCGCATAATAGGTATTAAGGCAGAAAGTGGTGTTGGTTTTGTTGGTTCTGGCATAACTATTTTTGGTGAATACGTTCCTTGAACTCGTTTACTAGGGCTTTAGTTTCTTTGTCTTTTGTGATCAGTTTTACAGGTTTTCCATTTTCTGTGATTACTGCGATATTACCAGCCTTAACTTCCTTATCTACCGCATTTTTAATCTGTGAGAATGACATATTGTCAAGATCTTCTAGCAGATCTTGTTGAATTTCAGCAAGATACTCAGTCATAACCTGACCGATTAGACCGTGAAACCACTGAGGAGGTCCGAATACATTACTACCTGTAAGGGACTGCAAGTTCTTCATTGCTCCTTTTGAATCACCTGTTGAAAGATCTACAGCTAACCCAAAAATTGTGGACGGTAATGGAGACAACGCCTCCTGTACCCCAAAGTCCTTAATATCCAAAGGTACTTCCAGAACTCCCAGAATACCAGACTGCTGAACTATTCGTGACCACTGGTATGCTCGCATGTCCAATAACGATATTGGTTTTTCACCTCTAGCTATGTCCTTTAAAACAGTAGCCATATAGCCAAAAGCTAACGCTCCACCAATGTAAGACACCAAATGCGCTGTCTTGTACATCATCGCAGAGTCACCCTTACCAAAGTCTCCATTTTTAAAACGACGATACAACAACTTGGTCATGCCAAGCATAAACGGTTGGTACTGTGTAGCAATACGCGTCAATGTACCAGCAAATGTACCCTTTCGGAAACCAAGGGTCATCTGGGCATTTGTACCTGCATCTGGCATAAAGACCGCCTGACGCATATACTTGGTAATGTACTGGCGATACTTCTGTGCAAGCTCTGCACTCCTAATCCCAGTTGGAACCAGTCGATATATACCATCTGGTGATTGGGTTACACCTTTACGAAGACTGTTTATTTCTTCTGCTGTAAAACCAAAATCTATCAAGTTTGAACGAAGCTCTCTGCTTATTGCTGGCTTATCAAATTCACGAGCAATACCCTGAGTCAGCACATCAACAAACAATTCTTGGTGTGTTGTGGTTAACGCATTCAAGCCATTTACTTTAAACAACAAGTTGTGTAGCTTGTCCATCTTACCCACATTCGTTGTGGTGTCTGATAAGCGACGAATGACTTGGTTATTAATTGCATCAAAGCCTGCTCCTTGTCCTAAGAAAAACTCACGCATTCCATCCTTATCATTACCAAAACGACGGCGCATTCCTTCTGCGTATGCTTCTAGGAATAGTTTGTTTGTCTCACCAAATTTAATGCCCATCATCTCCAGTGTCGACGCAACCATTGGTATGTCGGTTAGCGACGAAATACCAGAACCAGACAAAAACACTAAGTTGCTGTACTGCTTAACCTTATTTTCAAAGGTAGCTAATGTCGAATCTACTGGGTTATCTAAAATCCCTGTAAGTGAATCCACTGTTGCTTTGTATGATTTTGCGTCTACTGCATTTTTTCCGCGATCTGTTCTTAAATCACGAGTCAAGCCAGACAACATTTCATTGGGCTTTGTACCTGCAAAACTTGCCATTGTAGCCAGTGCCGAACGACGCTGTATCTGCTGCAACATCAAGTATCCTACATTATCGTAGCCACTAAACTCAAGCATCACGTCTGTTGCGTACTCAGGCTTAATGCGAACCATACGACCACCAAAAGTTTCTTCTAGGTCAAAAACCTGTACATCCGAATCAATTCGTTTACTTGGATTTAATGTGTCGTACCACTGCTCTAAGAAAGCATCTACTGTGAAAGGCTGCTCCTTACCATCAATAAACAATACACCTGCGTGTGTATTGGACGTGGCTTCTACGTCCATAACCTCTAACATACGAGCCTTAAATTTCTTAAAGCCCATGTTATGGATAATAGTGCCGTCCCACTTCTGAGACACACCACCAAAGTCAGAAAGCATCTTGATGTCCAGACCTGCAGCGTTTAGTTCTTCAAGTAAGCGAACCTCTGTTGCAAGTATAACATCAAATAACTCCTTAAGTGCTGGTTCCGCTTCCCACTCTTTTGGAAGCTTACGAGCTAACAACGCTTGATGCAGCTGTCGATGGAAGGCATATGACCGCTCTTTCCGTTTTTTACCAAACATACTAAAACGCTTGTCTCTTCGATCATGCTTAAAGATACCAAAGCTGTTGTCTGGCATAAACAACTCATCCAGCCCGTGTTTATAAATAACATCAAGAATAGGTACTGCTGCATTCTGAGAGTTAGCAGTCATCTCATTCTCCAAACCTGCGATCCGTGGCATACCCTTACGCTCCTGACCGTCAAGAAGTGTACGTAAATATGCGAGCTTCTGAGCATCTGTCTTAAAGTTGCGCAACCGCTCATTAATAGCTGCGCGCTTCATTGCGTTGCTAACAATGGTTTGTGCTTTATCCTCGTAATACTCCTTTACGATACGATTCTTAGCTGAACGGTACTGAACAGATGTTTGCTCCAAATCCACCGTGCCGCGAATAACTTTACGATAGAGATCATTATTACGTAGCAAAGACTTGTCGTTGACAACATTCATTGCATACATCCGAAGATTCTCGTACAACTCGTTGTACTCTGTAGCTGACAGAATATCTTCGCGTGTTAGATCCTCATCAACAATTTCACTTGTGAACTCACGGATACGTCCTCTGTATTCGTTAAAGCTAATGAACTCCTGTGCATCTGGATCAACACCCTCAGCTAGCTCGTCTATATAATTGGTCAGTGTCTCAACAAACCGCTGTACGTTTTCCCCACGGACATTTGGCATTGTTGTAGCAGCCAACCTATTAAAGGTTTGTCTGCGGTGTTCGCGCAACTTAGCATTTTGCGCAGCCACTGTTTTCTCTGGCTTGTAATCATCAACTAAGCGATCTGCTGGTGTTTTTTGCTTAACATCAACTGGTTCTGTATACAAAAGATTCGCAACATTATCGGAAACACTCTTATTTGCTTCCAGTAGTTCATTATAGGGCAGATTATGTTTACGACCTTTGTTTATTATAACAGCTAACTGAGTAGCAAACGTCTCTGGAGTCATGTCTACCAATAACTTATCAACATCATCCAAAAACTCTGTGTTTAGCTTTGATTTAGAAAACAACTCTTTTGTTCTTTTAATTATATCAACAAGAGCCTCGGCAAAACGCTCAAACAGCGTCTGGTTTGTTTTCTGCAACTGCTTCCAAAAAGCTTCTTGAGTTATAGCCCACTCCAAAGTAACGGATGGTATCTCACCTTCTACTGCATCTGTTTCGTAATGACCCTTATACTTCCGAATCTGCTCTACAAAGTCTGGGTGCTTTCTAATAGCTGCGTTAAGCTCAGCATACACCTCTGGCATTTTAGCTTGTAGGATATGTACTGCTTCGTGAATCATCACCGAAAACGGTGACTTACCCATCCCCAAAATAACTTCAGCTCTGTTTAGTGTAATCTTATCTTCGTTTCTAAAAGCTTTGCCCATAAGAACACCACTTTTAGCACGTTTAGCACCTTGAGTTTCTTCAGCCATTCTGACAAAAGTAAACTCACGACCAAATATATTATTAATTACTGTGTTGGCTACTGACAGCTCTCTTGCATATGCTTTTTCATATACTTTATTAAACTCTCGCAAAGCTTTCTCTCTCTGCTTTTCGCTTATCACACCCTTATTAACAAGATCCTCTAGATTTGAGACACCTTCATCTCTTATCAATCGTACAATATTCCCAGCTCGCTTATGCGCTTCTGCCATAGAGCCTAGATTATCAAAGTTAAAATTCAGCTTACCTTTTGTAGACTCTGTTGGTAGGAACCCATCGCCTTCTTCAATTGAGTCACTCACACCAGCCGTACGACGAACAACTGTTTCTGCAATCGCTTTATCACGATCGTTTAGCCTACTTATATCCCCATCTTCAATTGCTTCAGCGATTGTTGCATATCGATTCCGCTGATTGTACGCGTAATCGTTAATAACTATATCATCATTTGTACTTAAATCACCAACAATCTCTTCAGACATTGTTTTTGATAGAGATGTATGCAACCCCCGTTCAAACTGATGACGCAGCGCACCCAAAAGAGCCTGCACCTGACCATCATCAAGTGTAGAGAAATCCAACTTACCATCCTCAAGTGACTTAACTACAACATTACTAAGTTCAGATACTGATTTTACCCGTTTACGAAAATCAGGACTACTCTGATACATGACATTTGTTGCCTGCTCAAAGTCGCCAGTCTCCATGAACTTATATATGTCCTGAAATGTCTGGACATTGTTTAAGTTCTTACCCGCCCGCTGATAGTTTCTATACGAAGCAATAGAACCAAAAAAGCCTGTGGCTATACCAGTACCAAGTCCAATATCCAAAAGAACATCAGCACCAGTTGGATTTTCACCACGATACTGCATATCTTTATAGTACAGTGGTGATACAGCAGCGTTTGATACAAATGCCTCTGCTGCATAATTCTTATAAGACTGCTTTGCAGCAACCCATTTATTACCCTGCATTATTGCAGCATTTAACTTATCAACGCTGGAAAGTGTTCTTCCGCTTCGGAGTACAGAACCAAATGGGATAAAATTTGCAGGATCTAATATCTGCGGTGCAACCATACCAACCATATTGGTGACTGGATACTCCTCGTTTATTTTCTGCTGAAGCAGTGTGTTGTTAAAAATCTCTTTAGCTCGTAAGTGCAGCTGTGTCGGATACTCGTCTTTACCGATTGGTTCAATGGGTAAACCGTTCTTCTGGTACGCCTCGTAATCTTCTTGTGTTACAGGCTTCAAACCATTCTTTTTATCCTGTTCCCCAGCATACCAGTTTTTTGCTGTGTTTGTCACCCAACCAACAGCAGTGTCCAAACCATACTCTAATGATGATTTAAATGACTCGCCCCTATTGGTAAGTCTTATTTCGCTACTTAGATCTGTTGGGACTCGTAAGCTTTTTGGTTTGTATGCGTACATGCTTTAATTACCAAAGTATTCAGAAGTATAGGGAAGTTGTGGAACTTCATTTTTATCGTCTACTCCTCTGAAGTAACGATCCATCCGAGGATACAACCCCTCTTCTTTCAGTCTGTCAACTGCTTCTGGAACAGACACAGATATCATATTAAAGTCTGTGCCTATTACTGGGCTGTAATCACCAATACGTCTGTTATAGTACATCAAAGCAATTCCCTGACCACGAGCTTTTCTACCAAAACTGAACAAGGGTACTTTTGAACCACGACCACTTGAGACTGTCGTTTTAAGTACCTCCCTCAAATCCTCTGGTGCTAACGCCGTGTCTAATTTGTAGTCTTCCACCAGATCCTGTAACTCAGGGTCAAAGTTTTTAGACTTTACAACAATTGTTGGATCGTACTGCAAAAAACCTGAATCAACAACTTCATCCACAAGCACATCCAACCAACGCTCTGTAAAGTGCTGAGGAAGCATCGTATAGGTTCCCTTTAGTATTCTTGAAACAAACGAGCCTATTTTCTGATACGTCTCTGATTCTGTAGCATTACGCACAGCATTTGCGTACCACGGCATACTTTCAACAAGCGCAGTATACGGTTTTCGATGCTCTAAATTAATTTGATCCAGAACAGCTGGTGGCATATAAACATCGATGCCATCTACAGATTTTCTCCGTAAGCCAATACTTGGCAGCATCAACTCATTCTCCTGCTCAAAGAACTGATGCTTAATCATGTTAAGATGCTTCGTATCTGACAGATTTAGTGGTACGTCACCCAATGTTGCGCTCACTCTATCAACAACACTAACAAGTGCTCCCTGATACAAAGTCATCATAGCTTCTGCTCTCTTTGTATCGTTACTCTGAATAGCCAAGTTGTACTGATTCAATAGCTCACTGTTTGTAGCATCAGCTGTAAATGCGAAGCTACCAGTTATAGCTTCTGGGTCAACATCAGCAATAATGTGTGAAATAAGCGTATGCTGCTCTGGCTCATATCTTTCTGCTGCTACACCCATCCTTGAATACACAAAAGCTACTTGCTCTGAATCAGCACCAGAAGCAACCAACTCTATCTGGTGCGCCCTTAATAAGTCATCGCTAGTGCTTACTGGACTTCTGTACAAAGTATCTGCCAATGCGTCCATAGCTTCAGGTGTATTTTTTTGAGACAGATCTACTAAGTACGCTTGTACAGAATTAGGTTCTCCTAGATTGTACATCGAAAGAGTTTCCTGCGATTCCGTTACAATCGGCATATCCTCGTATCCCAAAGAATTTAACAAGGTAGCAATCTCTTCTGGTTTATCTGTAAACATTGTTAGTACAGATGTGTTTCCTTGCTGAAGATTTTCAAATACAGTATCTGCTATATCATTACCTAATGTTAATAATTGAGTAGCATGATCCTTCGTAAGCACCGAAAGAAACTCCTCTGGTATTGTAAACTCTAGATTTTGACCTCCTCTTGCATTACGTATTGCTGTATAGACAGCTTGATTTATGAGCGATGTTACAATTGGTTCTTCTGATCCATCAGGATTTCTTACAACAACTGATGTTGGTATAAACATCCGTGAAAGAGCAGACAATGAATCATACTGTGCTTGTTGTTCAGGCGCGAGATGCTCACGATCAACAGTCATCAACACATCATTTGTCTGGGCTGCTGCATTTTGTAACGATACAAGATCCTTTGCATCATTATTTACAAAGTTTATCATTGTCGATTCTGCGTTTTTAAACGAAGCTGTATTCTGTGCTTTTAACAGCTTGTTACCATCTGCAGTTAACTGACCACGTCGCCTTTCAGCAGCATGAAATATCTTTTCACGATCAGCATCTGTAACAAACTTTAACTGGTCGTCATACCTATCAACAACACTAGCTAAAAGCCATTTAACTTCGTTTTCACTTCTAGCGTTTCTTAAATTATTCTCAAGATGTTGACGAGTTAGATTACTTGCCTGTGCCAATCCAGTGTTTCTCGCATCTTTTGAAGATAATGCACCAAACGCCTCGCTGTTACCATAAGCCATAATATTAGCCAAAGTAGCTTCATATACCATCTGAGGCATTGGTTGACCAAGATACTGCTGAGAGGCTTTGTGTACTGACTTACTCGCGTTATTTTGCAGAGACTTTATTGTATTTGTTATCTGATACTGTGGCTCGTAATTTCTAGTAGCATTCTCAGCCCTACCCCAAAGTAGTTGAGCATTGTTCAGATACCCATTCTTTGTATAGAAGGTTTCATCAGAAACATTAGACCCCTCAGCTTGGTACGCAGCAAAGGAGAAACCCTGTGCATTTGGGTCATAAGTATTGTAGTTTTGTCTGGCTTCTTGAATACGCTCCGAATTACCAGAAGCATAGGCATCCTTAAGCTGTGATTGAGCAGCAGTAAGACCAGTGGTGTATGCTACGTTAGCTTGATCTGCAACAAGCTTATTCGCAACAGCCTGCTTCTTCTCAAAAACATTAGCTATGTTTCCTGCAGCCTGAGCAGTTCTATCCAAGGCATTGGCAACTGCCGACGCAGATGACTGGTATACTTGGTTATAGCCGAATACCGAAGCATCTGCCTTCTGTTGCTCAACAATACCTGTTTTTACTCTAATAGCCATATTAATCAATCTGTCCTGCGTATGCTCCAGCCTGAGCGAAGGAACCCATCATACTTGCAAATCCTGCAGTCCGTGTGTTACCTGCTTGGTTTCTAAGGTTGTTTGCTTGGTTCTGACCAGAGAACAACGTATTCCTTGCAGCTGTCTCACCGCGTTGGTGGTACAGCTTAGACATCCGTGTTTGCTCGTTAGCCTGCATATATGCAGACATCGTTGTGTCCGCTAGACCTGCAGATAACGCAAGCTCTTGCTCAAACGCATCATCTTCCAAGGAATCCATGTATGAGTTGAATGTACCACCATATCCAAACTTAACATCCACTGCAGCAAGCTCAGTCTTTGCCTTCTTCTGTAATATTTGTCGCTCAGTCTCTGCTTCCTGAATGGCTCTGTTTTTATTTGCAATAACAACCGACTTATCGAAGTCCGCCTGCTGGGACTGCGCCAACGCATTGTTGCGTTCAATCTGAGCATTGTACTCTGCCTGATTCTGCACAGCCTCAGCATTATACTCCATCGCCTTAGCTTGACGTTGAGCACCAATATACTGGGTTGCCCCAGAAAGTAATGAAGCTACTACTGCTACCTCTGCCATCTTAGTTTAAGTCTGTTTTTGTTATTAAAGCGACTACAGTCAATTCATTTGCAGTATCTTGTATAATTTCTGGTGTCTTATCAACTCCGAAATACGAACCAGCAACAGGCTTCTCTTTATTAAAGCCTGTGTATCTTGTCTGAACCTTGGACGCGTCTGCTGTCTTACTTGCAGCCGAAACAAACCCATCCAACTCAATCGATTCGTACTTGCCGTCAATTCCGTACTTGTAACACGAGCTGTTTACAAAATACATACGTGAAGAAATAACACGTATCTCATCAGTACCAAATGCAGGCTTATTTGCTCCGTTCCATGTCGGATACATCGGCTGTAGGCGACCTGTGTAACGAATACCAACAACAACCTTTAGCTCTGCAGTTGTTGTCTGCATTGGAACTCTCAGGTAACCATTGTCTTCAGTATAGTCACCCATATCCACGCCATCAACAACTACTGCGACTGACTGTAAAGAACCTAGTTGAGGGATGCTAGCGACATCAATCAACATTTTCCCTGCCGAATAGTTTGCGCCTGTAGGTGCAATATCGAACACCTGCGCTGAGTCCAGATGAATCTTAGTTTCTGGTGACTCATCAGACAGAACATCATACTGCACGGTATTACCAAGCGTTCTGGTCACTGGTGTCACTACCATATCCAAGCCCGACGAAAAACCCTCCTTAACGACACATACGTCGTGTACTTTTGCAAGATCTCCGCTGTACTTATTTGTTGTGTGCTTTGACCACGCATAGTAATCCTCCTGACGTTGATACACCAATGAGTATAGCAGCCCAGAATCTGTCAGTACCCATACGCGAGCTTGTGGTGCTTCCTGTACGGCAATCCGTTTTATCTGATCAGTAATGAATGTAGGGTATAAGAACTTAGCCAAGTCATTCGCATTGAACCGCTGAATATTCTGGTCATACTTGTACTCCATTAGGCGAGTGCGCGACTCGTCTGGGAAGAACACCGAAGTACCCAACATAAATGCTTCACCATTACAGTTTACATCATCAACCAGCTCAATGCGAACAGTCTTCGGACTGACGGCTACTTCGTACTGGTTAACTGCCAGTTTAAAGATTCCCTGTGTTGTACCTATAATTAAATGCTCCGACGCTAACATCCATCGAGTGGACGCATTGACATTTGATAGCGGATAAGAAAACCCACTTGTATCCAAGACTGTACCGTCTTCATCAGTCGGAGAAAAATCAGTCTCATCACCCAGCTTACTAAAGAATATGAAGTTCGGGTGCGTATACGTACCACCGTAGATACGACGTCGTTCATACTTTGCTACTGTTCGCGGATAGTTACCTGTATACCACGCACCCATTGCAAATTTTTCGGCTACACCGCTATTCTCATACACACCATCCTCCGTTGTTGGGATTGGTGTGTTCAATCTAGCTCTTACCGAAGAACCGCTACTCCATGCAAGTATTTCCAAATAAGCCACACCGCTAGGAAACTTACATTTAACATGGCGACCAATTGAATTGTCTGGGTCAAAAAATGTACTACCTGTAGCAATAACATTTACATCATTGGCTATACCTGTAGCTGTAACTGCACCTGTTGGTATAATAAGATTATAACCTGTCTCAATACGAAATGTTGGGTCGCACTTAACTACATCCATTGATTTGGCTGTAGATAAATTACTAATTACGCTTGTTGAAGTAAAAGTATGTGGACTATTTGGATTGCTTTGATCGTCAAGAGAACCACCAGTCCAACTAAATGTCCTATTACCCCCTACATCTACATCACCTGTTTGGTTTGTGTTGTTTGTTCCATCAAGAACATAAAACGAATCATTACCGTATGAACGATAGACTGATCCATAATCATACTCAGTATAATCACCACAATCGGTTCCACGTATGAACTCTACTGGGTGCGACTCAGTACCCAGATACTCTGACACCTTTACCCAGCGGTCTGTTGATCTAGTAAAGCCTACAAGTATCTCATCCGACTGTCTTGACTGCGGTACTCTGATAAACGAATTGATGTTCTGTACACCAAAAACAGCTGTGTCTGAACGAAGGTGTACTTCACCTATTGGAACATCGTCATTCTCCAGCTTAGTTTGGTCAAGAGAATCGGTTGTTTCATTGTTATCCAACAAATAAAACTTAGCTGCAGTGTCTTTAACATCTGTAACAAAATCAACCGCATCTACATACACCGTATTTGCTGTTGGTGCTACAACTTCTGGGTAGTTTGTGGCTGAATCAACAACCTTGCCTATCGCAATACCACCATCTACTGGGAACTCAACGTACCAATCCTTAGAAAACGTATTTGGTGTACCACCTGTGTAGTCGTTTACGATACCTGTAAAGTCATTTGCTGTACTAACAAGCTTAACAACTTCCTGATCTCGGAACAATGTCAGCTTCTCACCTGTAACGTCGTCCTCTAGAAATGGCTCAATGTATGTCGGTATCTCATTAAGCGACCAACTGTCATCACCTGCAAAAGCTACCGCTGCACGAAGCTGCTCCCCCGCTAAATCCTCTAGTAGTAAATTAGACGAGTCTGTCTCGGTAGACTGTAAATCTGCAAAATCATACGTGATATCAGCAACTAAATACCGAGGTCGGTGACTCGGGTGTGCTATGTACAGGATGTCTGTTTCTGCACTAAATCGTAAATCCTTTAGCTGATCTTCTGTGTACGGTGTTGCTATAGGTGTTGCTGTTTTTAAAACACCTTCCGAATCATAGACATTTACCTCAAGTGATGTAAAAACAACACGGTACTTATTTACCGTTCCAAGCGTCAGCATAACTTGGATCATTTTGTCAGCTGTGTCACCGACATTGACTACATGCTGCTCAAAGCCCTGCCTAAACGATGTTGGTCCCTGCAGTGTCGGAAGGAAGTTCTCCATCTTACGACACGAATTAGCCGTACGGGGTAAATCCGTACGACCAATTAAATTGTCGGTAATTAAACCGCCAGAGAAATTTGTAGTTACATTACTGTATCGTGCCATATGAGTAATGACTTCCTAATATTCGGGATGTGCCGTCACTAATTAAAGTCTGCGCGGGTCCTTGTCGTGCCTCAACAACCTTAGCTCGGCGTAATGCTTTCTCATATTGTACGTGTAAAATCTCGTGGCGATTTTCAGAACCAGAAAGCTCAATAGAAATTGCCTGTGCGATGTGTAAAACAATTAATCTGTTCAAGTATGCTGGAATAGATTCAGCATCTTCTTCTAGATCAGGTACATATGTGTAATATACGTTGAGATTATCCTCATTACAATAAAGTGTAGTACCCTCAATTACATAATCAGTTACTTTATAAAACTGTGTTGGGTGTTCAAGGTGTACTAAAAAATTAAAGTATACGGGTGACCCTTCCGCAATAGATGGTAAATTGAAGTAATTCTTATATGGTCGATTAGTTATCGGGTTTGCATTAACAGCTGATAACTCAATTCTGCGCGTATTGTAGCTAAATACATTCTCAGAAAAAATCTCTAGGATTGCATCAAGGTATGCCTGATTAACAATCTGATATGTAGTGCTGGTTGTGTCATCAGCATCTAGAAAATAACTGCCCACCTTACGCAGAGCAGCGTTCATAATATTTAGCTTTGTAGGCGTAGTTGGCATATAAAAAAAGGGAGTAGCCTCCCCCGAATTTACAGGGGAGGCTACGGTTAAGATTAGGATTCGTTACAACGGATCTCTCCAGAAACTTCACCCCACATACGAGAAGCATCTGCACAGAGCTTAAAGTAGATGTAAGGGATGTTTTTCTTGGAAGGATCGCGCCACATGTCGCCCTTAAGTCCTGTACCAACAGACATCTTAAGTGCCTTGTCGGTAGCAACAATCACACGACGCTCGTCGCCGCCTGTACCCGTTGAAAGCGGTAGACGCTCACAGTGGATGAAACGGAAGCCAAGGAACGTAGTTACGCTACCTTCGGCAAGAGCTTTGCGAACTGCGAAGTCAGAGCTAACAACTTCTGTGATGCCCAAGAGGTCATCCAGCTGCTTAGCCGTAACAAAACAGTTGACGGTTTCGTCCTGATCAATTGCATGCAGACGAAGCATTGTGCGGCGTGCTGCACGTAGCTTAGCTAGTGTAAGACCAGAAGCTGATCCACCAAAGTTTGCACCAACGGAGAAACCTTCGGTGTTTCCACCAGCAACTACATAATCACCAGCTGCAGTAATGTCACCAGCAGAGACAGCACCAACAACAATGTTAGTGCGATCTTCGTCACCAGCACCTTCTGCGAAGGTAACGGTTGTACCGCCACTCTTACCAGTGTATGCATCGCCAAAGAACTTGTCGATAATGATGTCATCAATCTTACGCTTACCCGAAGCAAGAAGTGCCTGAGTGTAGGCATTCATTGGATCGGTGATCACACGCTTAAGATCCTTCTCGTCGATATACTTACCGAGTTCGTAGTCCTTAAGACCGATGCGACGACGGTCGTGATTGATTTCGCTATTGGGGTTAGTACCAAAACGAGAAGTATCTTCCGACATGTCCTCGGCTTTGCCGATACGGTCAAAGTACTGATACTCTTCGTTCTGTGTTTCCTGTTCGAAATACGGTTGAAGCTTCGATTCGGATTGCTGGAACGCTTGTTCGAATCCTTCACGGAAAGCTGCAACGTATGCTTTTTCAATATAATCGTTAGCAGAACCACTTCCTGTGGAGTAGCCCTGCGAACCTACTGCTGATAATGCCATAATATATAATAATTAGAAGTTAATTTAAGATAGTTTGTTTTTCGACGAGCTACCCTTACGGACTCTTCTAGTTATGACGTAACTAACGGCTTTCCAAAGCTGTCTCTGGACCCAAAAAAGGGCTACCCAGTATGTCCTAGATAGCCCAGTGAATTGGTGTTGTCAAGTACTTTTAACCTTCTCCGTACAGCTGAGCATAAAGCTGTGCACGTTTGTCAAGGATTTGCTGACGCTTTGCACGATCAGCCATTGGTAGCGACGAAGGATTCGACAAAATCAACTCGGAATTAGATGCATCCAAATCTTGAATCTGCGCACGAATACCCTGAACTGAGCCACTGCCAAAAGCAGACGGTACGTTGCTACCTGACGGTGGTAATGTATCACCCATTGTGCCAGCTAATTTATGGAACAATTTTAATGTAGCTGGGTGGTTTGCAACTGTGGGATCTTGAATGAGATCATTAAGCTCTGGGATCTCCTGAGAAAGCGCAGAAAATGCCTCCTTACTTCCCTTAAGATTGACATCAAAGTCATCCTTCCAATCAGCATGTAAGGCTGCTTTGTACTCTTTCAGTGTCTCTTCCTGATTACCAGTGAGCTGCTGATTGCCTTCGGCATACATCTGACCGTAGCGATTGTATAGCTGATCAAATTGACGCTGAGTTAGTCCAAGCTCACCTGCAAAATCTACAAGTTCTTGGACTGTATCGTCGTCAAACTGAGGAGCTTCAACACCGTCAAAACCCTCTGGTAGCTGAATCTCTTCGGGTACTGAGTACTCATCATTCTCTGGGCGTAAGTTTCCATAAAACTCCTCCCATTGATCATCACCCCAGTCTTCCTGTGGTGCTTCAAGACGTTTCTTACCCAAAGCACTTTGAGCGTTTAACATCTGGTTTGCAAGAGATGCAAAGTCTTTTGTCTCTTGTAGTGCTTTTGCACCGCGTACATCCTCTGGTAGTGTATCAACAAACTGCCGATACATATCTTCGCTACCAAAATCTACACTTGGTGCAGACTCTGTGACGTTACTCTCAGTCTGGACGGGTGTCTCTGTTAACCCGCTACCCAAACCTTCTGTAGTTTCTTCACTCATCGTTTTGGTTTTCCTGTTCTATTTTACTTATTAACTGCTGAGGATCATCCTCCGCTAGTAGATTCAAAAAGCTCATTGCCAAACGACGACGCCCCTCACTCTCACGAAGCTTGGACTCATCACTGTGAAACACTGGCTTGGTTACATGACACTCTCGCAGCAGCACAGCAAAAAACCGCTTACCCTCTGGGGTGTTGAGTATCTGAGTCAAATCCTCCCTAAGCTGAGCTTTTTTACGAAGCCGCTTAAGGTTCATTAGATGTAGATTCATATTATATATTTAGAAGTTGACCAACCCCCTCTGGGTCAATCGACTTAGCCTGAGCAATATCTTTTATTGCGCCCCCTATCTGTGGGGCAGCTTGTGCTGCCTGCATCATCTGTTGTTGCTCGGCAGCTCCTTGTCTCATTTCCTGTAGTTCTTGTTCAGAGCGAATTACCGAAGGCTTGACGTTGCGGAAACGTGCATAGTCCTCAAATAATTCACGCTCATTAAGTGCCTCCATTAACTCAGGCTTAACCTGTGCCAACGGCGCGATGTCACGCATAAATGCGCTCATGTCAGAAAGTCGTGTTGAATACTGAGCCTGCGCTGCTGGACTTGCATACGCAATCTCTAACTCCACGCCCTGCATCGACTCAGGTGCATCTGGTAACTCACCAGCACGATCAAGCATCTCGTACGTAATCTCAATTGCTGGTCCAATATACTCAGACTCCATGCGATTGATGAGTGGAGCCAACTGGTTCAGCATCTGACCACGAGTGTCCTGAATCTCAGTTACACTCTGACGCTCCTTCTTCTCCTGACGGATAATCTGGTCAACAAAGAATGAGCGATTAATTGTTTCACGATACATGCGGATCATATCCATCATATACTGTGGCTGGTTGCCCGCCATAATCGGCGACGGCGGATTGCTACCAGCTTCGTGGAACATCACCTGACGTGAGCCGTACTTCATGGGCAGCATAATACTGTCCTCTTCGGCTGTCAGTGTCGGGAAATTCAAATACTCGGATGAAATCAAGACTTCCTTGACCATCTTATTGAGCACACGGATCTGAGACAAGCAGGTAAATGCTGGTCCACGTCCGTATACCTCATCCGCTAACTTAGACCACCGAGGTACTAAGAATGTAAAATAACTTGAGCCGTCTACCTTGAGAGGCTCTTTAAATGATGGACACCAATAAGTAACTGTGTAAGGACGCTCGGGTCCTACACGACCACCCTTCTTAGCCCGCTTGTCTTTACTAGGTTCAATGGTGTAGATTAGCTCATACTTAGAACTAATACCACGATTCTTGTCAAAACCCTGCATGTCCGCGACCTGTGGGAACATCTGCAGTAACTGACGTGCTGTTTTGTAACAGCGATAGAATACAGTGTCCACACGTCCGTGTGAATCCACATCAAAGAATGTGTCAGACAACGGACGAGTACGGAAGTTAACCACCCCATCCTGATAAGATACCTGCACTGGTGACGTACCGTACGCTCCGATATCTAGGAAGCACTCATGGGACGACGAATAAAACTGCGACTCTGGCAAAGCCAGCTCATGCAGAATACGATCAGATACCTTCTGCAGATATGTCAGTTCCTGTGGGTTTAACTCAGCTGTTGGGATATCCTTAGCACGGAGATACATCCAACGATCTGACTTCGGTATAATATTCGAAGCCAGACCGTTAGCAAACATTTGATTGCACCAGACGGCAGTGTCGTCGAAAATCTCTCGCGAGTCATCGTCTTTACGTGTTGTGTGGTGGTGGTCGAACTCGTTTGAGTTCGGACGCACATACCGCTGGGCATCAATAAACATGTGGTCGAGATTCGACCGCAAAAGTTTTAGTTCCTCGTATCTCTGCTTAAGAGCGTCCATCTACATCTTAGATCCAAGACCCATACCTGTCGCTGAAGTGCTACGACGCTTCTGCTCCAACGCAGAAGGTCTACGCGCCAACATCGCGCTATTTACAAGGCTCTTGAAGGTAGGTTTGGTTGTGGTTGGTCTAGTCGCCTGCTTGATCGGCTGCCTCGGGGCTGGAGCGGGTGGCGGGGGCGGTGGAGGTGGTGGTGGAGGAGGTGGTGGTGCTTTTGGTCTACTTCCCATAAAAATACCTTTCTAATCTATCCCATTTGTAAAATTTATTAATCTCAGGAGAATCCTTTGTCATATTTCGATACCTACTAAAGCATACACTGTCAAGCTTGTATGGTGCTAATTCCAGAAACTGCTTGATTGGCTGCTTGTTCTTAGACGCAGCATACGCCACGTACCAGTATCGACCATGTTCCTCGTCCTCCTCGACTCGTGCCAGCACCAGACAATCGGGTCCGCTGTACACGTACTTCTCCTCAGGCGCGCGAAAATTTAAATGCTGGTCTAGCAAGGCTATAAAATCCTCGCCCTTTGCGTGATATCTAATCACCGCCTCATCGATCATCGACAGATGATCACCATCTAACTGCTGCGACGTCATATGTTGTTTTCTGTTTCTTGTTGTCCAGTTTCGGCTGCTTCAACCCAACAGCCAGTGTTCGAAAGGCATCCGCGCCGTGAGAATTAGAATCGTGAACAGGTGTCTTACGAAACACACCGCGACTGGAATCAAACTCCTTGTGGTATCCCTTTAACGCCTCAAGACCACGAGCGCAATCGTTCCGTGCAAACCAGCAGCGCGGCAAGATCGAACGAACCGCATCGATGCCGTCAATGATCGGCAACTTCTTTACTGGTGTGAACTTCAGACCCATGCTCCGTGCTATCTCCAGCCGACTCTTACCCGTACCCAATTCACGAACCTTAATGTCATGGGGCGCATAGTGCTTACCATAAATAACGTCCTTCTGTACAGCGAACCTGTTCAGCTCCCGCGCATAGTGAGGCAAGCCCTCACCGCTGTTCTCATAATAATAAACCACACGGATCTCATTCTTGAACAGCTGTACAAACCAAATAGTCGTAGCGTCGTCCATCCCCAAGTCCCATGCCGTATGCACTGGCAACGACGGGTCTGGACTCAATGTATCAAGGATCTGCTTCTCCTTGTACAACTTACTAATATAACTTCCGTAGTAACTCCCCTCCACGGGAGTCTTAAACGAGCACATGTACTCCGACTGGAAACGTGCCTCGTTATTCAACTCGTCACGAGCCTTCCGTATCTCTTCCGCTGGAATCGCTTTCGTATCCTTAACCGACAAGTGACTACTGTACCAAGTACCGTCAGACTGCGCCTTCAACAGCATCTTGTAAAAGTGATTTTCACCACGCGGTGTACCATTGAACAATGCCCAGCCACCATTCTCCGCTAGAATTGGGTTGATCAACTGCCATGCAGACGGATCAGAGATACTATACTCAGAGAACACAACTCCAACTGGGTTCGCGCCAACCATCTTGTCAGGGTCATCCGATCCCATCAACTGAATCACCGAACCATTGCTCAAGTGAATCCGCATCTCCTGCTCACTCTTCCGCTCAACAATCTCCTTCGGAAAATAATCAATGAACTTCTTGCCCTCGCCAGTCATGCCGTTCCACACAATACGACGCGCCTGATTACCATACGGCAAAACGTACCAATACGTACCCACGCGCTGGAGTGCCTTGATCGCCACAATGTTCACACAGGTCAAATCCTTACCCGCACGACGATGCCACGCAACTACCGCACGTAGTCCACGCTTGTTCTGTGTCATATACTTCAGCAGCGGCAACTGATAATGTCTCGGCTGCCATCCCTGTGCAGGAACCTGTACGTCCATATTAAAACTCGTCGCCCTCTACTTCTTCCTCGTCCCACTCCACATCATAGTCCACTTCGTAGCTTATAATATCGGAACGAGCTTCCTGTAGCAGCATCTTACCAATCTTGTCGTTGTTGAACCTGTAATCGAGACAGCCAGTTTCATCGTCCAGCACCACGACCACATAGTTCGTGAAATGCTCCGATACAACCGCCTTTACCTCATCAAGTGTCATGTTTCTCTTCTTCGCTTAAAAATTCGTCGTAATCATCCTCTTCATCCACTATCTCCGCTTCAACCGTTTTGGCAAGCTCAGATTTAGAAACCTTGGAATAATCAACCGTTAGGATCTTCATCTCACCCGTCATCGTCCCCTGTACATCCACACTCTTCAACTTCGGCTGAGTGAAGCTCGCAAGCTCCTTCCAAATGGCAATCTTGTCCTTCTTTGCTACGTCGGGATCATCGGTAAATTGCATCAGCTCCTCAATAGGGTTGATACCCCGCTCGGCAAACATAGCCAATAACGCCTTACGCTGCTCGGCAGGCGTAGGTGCTTTGCTCATCGTTTCCAAAAACTGCTGCTTGATACTGAGGTCCTTCTCGACCTTTGCCAGTTCGCGCTGTGCTTCCTTCATGTCCTTTTCTGCTTTCATGCGTCTGCGGTGACAACGGCTTCGCTTCGCTGCCTGTTGCTTGGTTACCTGTTTCGGTTTTCCCGCCTCGTAGGTTCGACGGTCCACTTTTTTCTTAGCTGTTTTACGTGGCACTGTCAAAATTAATGAACAATTGGTCAGGGTTTGTCAAGCAGACAGACACTTATGACACCTAGTAGACACCCAAAAAAGGGGTAGTGTCTATTATTAACATATAAGATAATCAAGGACTTATGAATGGACAGACACTTATGACACCTACGAAGGGGTATAACAAAAAGTTTTTCATTAGGGGTCTAAAAAAGTGTCTTTCGCGTCTGTCGTTACGTAAGTCGTTGATAATCCTTAGAGTTAACAACAGACACCTCTTTAAAAAAAGTGTCTGTCAGGTGTCTATGGTGTCTGTCAATTGTAAAAAAGAACCCATAGTACTGTATCTTTGTACACCTAAACTCCCAAAACTTGAAAAATTTATACGCAGGTAGGGACCCCTTGTGTCTTCCGAACCCGATTTCCCCCAGTGCCCCCCCCGAAAGTAAAAATGGATCCCTGATCCCTAGTTTCAGGCTCCGCATGGACCTCTGGACCCTGTTGCAAGGCTCGTTAGACCTAGTCTTCATGCACCTCCTGAACCCC